TACATATATCAACACTGAGGAACTCAACCTCAACTTGCTGCCATCGTCTAACGGTCAGGACCTATAGTTTTCATCCATAAAATCGGAGTTCGATTCTCCGTGGCAGTACGAAACCAGAAAGGCCATTGTTCACAACCTCTGGTGCAAAAAAGGTGAACACGAGGTTAGGGTACACTCGTAATAACAATACCATGACAAACTGGAACAGACAGATAATCGGGGCTATCGTATAAAAGCAATTACAATGGTTTTGCAAATCATAGAACACGGAGCATTACCGTGTAGCTCCACAAAAGATAAGTTTTGGGTTCGAGTAGCTATTTATAATAAACAAAAGCTATGAAGAATTGTAAGAAATGTAATAAAGAATTTGAACCAATAAAAGGATTGGTAAATTTTTGCTCTTTGGCATGCAGGAATTCAAGAGAACAGACACCTGAGATTAGAAAGAAAAAATCAGAAGCAGCTCTCAGCTCAGACAAAGTAAAGGAAGCAAATAGAAACAGCAATAGAGGAAAAAGACCGATGCTTCCAAGAAAACATGTAACGTGTTTAAAATGTGGAGGTCTTATAGAAACAAAAACACACTTAACCAGGAAGTATCATGCAGAGTGTTGGAAAGAGTCAAGCGGAGGTTATAGAGATAATTCCACAATCAAACACAGAAGTATCTATAAAGGATTTCAACTAGACTCAGGAGCAGAAAAACTATTTGCTATGATATTAGATGAACTAGGAGTTGAGTGGAAAAAGAACGCAACAGAGTACTTTACGTACGAAAAAGAAGATAATAAGGTAGGAAAGTACTATCCTGATTTTTATCTACCAAGGTACGGTAAGTGGGTTGAAGTCAAGGGTAAATTCTATGCAGATAAAGACAAATATTTGCAACAAAAATTAGAAGCAGTTGAAAATATTACAATTATATATTCAACAGAAATATCAAAACAAAATATAGAACAATTAATAGGCTCATTAGTATAATAGTAGAATACAGCACTGTCACTGCTGAGGCAGGGGAGCGTAACCCCTATGAGCCGCTTATAAATTGCGTTAAAGTGTAAAGGTTGCATCCTAGTCTCATAAGCTAGGGGGGTGGTTCGAGTCCACGTTACGCTACCAGGCCTTGTAGCTCAAAGGAGGAGCAGTACACTCATAATGTAAAGGTTGGGATATCATAATTCCCCAAGGCCACAATTAAATTTTATCCAATATGAAAGTCAAAGCTTTACAAGAATTAATCAAAAGTGAATTAAGAGAATTCTTTGAAACTAATGAGTACTCTCTAAAAGATGAATTAATTTTAGAGAATGAAATAATACTAAGTGAATTATTAGATCCTGAGGATTCATATGAGTATGAGGGAAGTAGGGGGCTATATTACTATAAAGATGCAAATAACATTACATTCTTTGTACGATTAACTTACCAACCTTTATCCGATCCTCTCTTTGAATTAAAAACAGGATGGATAAACAAGCAGGGGAAACCTCAATATGAACCTTCAACTCCTCCAATAGCACCAGATTCATCTACAATTGATTTGGATAGAAGATCAAACACATTGGCTAAGATTTATAGGGATGAAATACTTCCTTTCTTTAAAGAACAGGACCTAAGCAATAAAATGGTAATCAAACCTATATCAGCTTCTAGGTCTAGATTTTCTAGAATGTTAATTAATAAATTTACACCTAAAGAGGATTTTAATATAGATTCAGAAAACTTAATAGTTTATAAAAAATAAAAGGTATGAGAAGAGAACCTGATTTTAAAGATTTAAATTACCAATTAGGATTATATGTTGGAGAGTATATTACTAGAAATTATCTTCCAACTCTTTCTACAGATATGCTAAAAACGCATACTGAAATACAAGTATCGGAAGAAGATACAGAAAGACATAGAATAGTGCATGAGGCTTTGATAAAGACTTACAAATGGAGTGGTGGTGATGATAATAGTAAACAAGCATTTGAAGTTTACAAAGCTTTAAATAACGAACTTGCTAGAAAGTATCTCTCAGAAAAATTAGAATGTAGAATACCTAAAATCTATCCAACAGATATAGCTACCTTTAAAGAAGGATTAAAAGATCAATTATGGGATACAGATTTATCTCATTACTGGCCAGAAGATGATTTCTATAGAGTAGGACATGAAGAGGGTTGGGCAGATTATATCATACTTACTTTAAAAATAAATTAAAAAAAAGTTGGATACTAAGAATATTGTTCGTATATTTAAGTATAAGAAAAAATAGTTATGGAAAAAGAATTTGTGCCTTACAAACAATCATCAGCTTTAAAAGAATTAGGATTTAATGAACCTTGTTTTGGTTATTATATTAATAATGAATTAAGAGGAATCAATTTAGGTATAGAAGAACTTGGTGGTAAAGAACCATATTATCAAAGATTCGATTTTCATACAATAAGTAATCACGATATTGATAATCCAAATAAAATAGTTGTAACTGCACCACTTTACCAACAAGCATTTAGATGGGTTAGAGAGAAGCATGATATGTGTTCTTTTATTCAGAGATTTGAAGGAAGAGTTTATGATTATGAAATAACATCAGATATTTTTAAAGAAATAACAGATTTCAAAGATGGGTACTTTGATACCTACCAAGAAGCAGAACTTGCTTGTTTAAGAAAATTAATAGAAATAGTAAAAAATAAATAATTTAAAATCATAGTTATGAAAAATTCGTTATCGTCAAAAGGGTTATCAATGTCTCAAGCTCAGTCAATCTCAAATCTTTGCAACCAACGTTCAAAGGATATTACAGCACAATTGGCTGATATCAACAACGTAGAGAAAACTTTAGTAATAAGTAGTGAAACCTATACAGAAACTAAAGGAAATCCAATTCCAGAAAACGTAGTAGAGCTATTAACTGCTAAAGCAAGATTATCTGCCACTCAAGCATTCTTGATGGAGAACATCAAAGCTAAGGATGAATTGATTACAAAAATCAAACAGGAGAAATTTAATTACGAGGTAGAAACTCCAATCCGTCCTACAACTATCTCAGAAACACTTCCATCAGAAGTAGATGAAGATTTTGGTTGGGATACTTTATCTACAGCCGAATATAATGAATTTATAGAAGCAGAGGCGTATGCTTCGCATATTGGACAATTCATCCATAAAGGAGGTAAATTGGATCGATTAAGAGCAGAACTTCCTACCATTAAAACTTTAGAGTTTATGGAAATAGAAGTAGGAAAGAAAACTCCTATGAAAGTAGCTAAGAGTGAATCAAGTAAACTTAGAATTAGCAAACGAGTATAAATTGGCTTACGATAAGTGGTTAGCAGATCAACGTAAAGCTCAACACGAGTTTGAAGAAATGCGTCAAGGTAGAATTCAAGATGCTGTCAATTTAAAAATTGAAGTAGCAGAAAGATTTCAAGGAGTAGTAGATGAATTTTTAAATCAATTAAAATAATTTGGTGCTAAGGAGGTAAGCACAAGCTGATCCTCCAAAGCTTTATGCTGGGATAGTAGGGTTTTAAATATAAAACTATATGATATATTCAATAATCACTACAGACGTAAACACCTTCGGGTGTTTGTAAACTCGCTTCCCTACAACTTAAACCAAAACTGAGATAGAACTCAATGTTAGACATGTTACTCCTACTGGGAGATTAAAAGTGGCTAGCGACTCTAAGACTTAGTTTTTGTCCTTGCCCTTGTGGTAGTGGAAGGTTTTTGACTTTGATTTTGCATTTGACCTAGTCTATATGCTTTACATCCCAGCAACATATTTTTTTAAAAATAATTAACAAAAAGCTTGCTTAGGCAGGCTTTTATTCGTATATTTAGGTATATAAAAGAGATATGAAACATGCTATTGTAAAAAATATTCCAGTTAATCCAAAAGAGTTATACGACTATGCTTTAAGCAAATCCTTTGACTTCTGGATAGATGAAAAAGGAACTGAGAAGCATCCAAGTGTCTGGACAAGAGAGCCTAGTGACCTATCGTATGAAGAAGCATATAAAATAATTCAAGCAAATAAACCCCACTGGGTTATTTCATTTCGCAATGAAAGTTACTTAATGAAAAATGGTGTAGATTATTGGGAGTTTGGAGGATGTAATATTGGAAGCAATAATTACGGAGAAGTTTTTATTTGGATAAAAGTATCGATAGCAGAAGGGTATAAAATATTTGAAAAATTTAATTTAGAAATAAAAGAATACTAAAAGGTTATGAAAGTAATTATTAAATTTTATAAGAATTCAAATACTGGAGAGCTTTTAAAGAGTCAAGAGTTTACAGAAACAGACATTACAGGCATTCCAGTTTATTTTTATAATACAGAAGGAAAATGTGTAGGAGAAAATCTTACATTAGAAGGATTTGTTGAAATAAAAGAAAAGAAATTTAAAAAATAAAAGTTATGAAATTAACATTAGAAAAAGGACAGAGATTGTTCTTCACATCAGACACACATTACAACCACTCAAATATTTGTTCAGCTACAACAAAGTGGGATAATGCCTCAAACTTGACAAGAGAATTCAATTCACTTGATCATATGAATAACACTCTAGTGAATAACATTAACTGTATGGTTGGTGAAGATGATATCTTAATTCACTTAGGAGACTGGTCATTTGGAGGATTTGAAAAAGTACAAGAATTTAGAGATAGAATACTTTGTAAAAATATTCACTTAGTACTTGGTAATCATGATCATCACATTGAAAGAAATAAAGAAGGTATTCAAGATCTATTCTCTTCAGTAAGTCAATACTTGAGATTAGAAGTAAAAAGACCAATCAATAAAGCAACAACTGAGAAGTTTACTTTCATTTGTATGCACTATCCAATTGCATCATGGCATGATATGAACCAAGGAGTAATTCACTTACATGGCCACGTTCATTTACCACCACATCTAAGATTAGCAGATGGTAAAGCAATGGATGTTGGAGTAGATGGAAATGGTTTAGAGCCTTTATCAATGAATGAGGTATTATCGATAATGAAAGATCGTCTAATTAAAAAATTAGCCTTACCAAAGGATCATCACGAAAAGAGAATTTAATATGAACATAATATTTTCATATACTCCATCCAAGGTTAAAGAACCTAAATGGTATAGGTTTTACAATACTGAAGAGTTTGTAACTACAACACAGAGAGACTATACAGTAAGAGCAGCAGCAAGTCTGGATTTAATACCAGAACCTAAATGTTTTAGTCTAGAATTTTTAAGTAAACATGGAGATCATAGTAATGTAATGTTAAAAAAGAAATTAAAATGAAAGAGTTATTTTTATTAAGAGGATTACCTGGATCAGGAAAATCAACATTAGCAAAGTCACTAGGAGGCATTTACATAGAAGCAGATTTGTATTTTACTAACTTAGTTGGTGAATATGAATTTGATGCTACTAAATTAAAAGAAGCTCATGCTTGGTGTCAAAATGCTGTAAATGTTTGGATGAGAAGTGGCCTACCTAAAGTAATAGTATCAAACACTTTTACTCAGGAATGGGAAATGCAACCATACTTTGATCTAGCAAAAGAACACGGATATCAAGTTTATTCTTTGATTGTAGAAAATAGACATGGAGGAGTAAGTGAGCATAATGTCCCACAGGAATCTATAGATAGGATGCATAATAGATTTCAAGTACAGCTAGCCCCAATAAAAGAAATTCATCTTGAGGATGTATTTAATGATCAAATAAAAGAAGGAGTAAAAAAATTAATACAAGAACATAAAAATGGAAAATAAATTCGAGATACAACTATGAGAGTAGAAGAAGAGTTTGATGTTCAAGGAAGAGTTATTAAACAAAAAATAGCAGGTTCTTACTATGGTAGTATTTGGACTTACGAATATCAAAGAGATATTGTCATTGAAAAAAGAAATAATGCTGTTTGGACTAAAATTACAAATCATAAGGATAAAACATCTAAATTAGTTTATCCTGATAAAAAAGAGTATAACATAACTTATAATACATAAAAATGGAAAATAACAATAGCTGCTGTTTTGTAGCAAAAATAAACGAAGTAAGAGCAATCGAAGGAGCAGATAACATCGAACTTGTAATCGCAGGTGGATGGAATGCAATCACTAAAAAAGGTGAATTCAAAGAAGGAGAGAGAATAATCATTGCAACTACTGATGCAGTTATACCACAAGAACTATCTGAAAAGATGGGAGTTACTTCTTACCTAAGAAAAGGCAATAGAGTAAGAACTGTAAAACTAAGAGGAGTTTACTCCGAATGTTTACTTATCCCAGCAAGTTATGCTAAACAGCAATACCTGACTGAAGGGGAAGATAAGATGGCTGAACTTGGTATCACCAAATACGAACCACCAGTTAAACAAATTCAATTGGCTTCAGGTAGAAAAATCAAATGGAGAGACAATCAGAATTTCCACATCTACTACAAATTCCCAAACCTTAAAAACGTTGATGGAATGTTTACACAAGAAGATGAAGTTCAAATCACTAGAAAGCTTCATGGTACAAATGCTAGATATGGTATTGTAAAGAAAGGTAAATTATCATTCTGGGATAAAGTAAAAAAATTCCTAAGAATTGCTGATGCTTGGATTGACTATGAATACATTTACGGATCACATAACTGTGAGAAAGGAAGTGACTCTCAAGGATTCTATTCAACTGATGTTTGGAGAACAATTGCTGAGAAGTATGATATTAAAGAAAAACTTTGGAATTATGTCAAAATATACGATCCTGAAATTATTGGTGAAGGATTTATTCTTTATGGAGAAATTTATGGAGCCGGTATTCAGAAAAACTATGACTACGGTCTAACTGATATTGAATTTGCAGGTTTTGATACAAAAGAAGATGGAGAATATCAATCTACATGGGTAACTAAATTCTGTATTGAGGATCTACTAAAACTTACTCACGTAGAGGTTCTTTATACAGGAAAATGGGATCAAGAAATTCAAGATGGATACACATTCAACAACTTCATTGAAGGAACAAAAGTACCACATGAAGGAATTGTTATCAAACATATCTCAGGTGAAAGAAACAAAATAGCAAAGGTAATTAATCCAGACTATTTGATCTACGGAGAAAAGAATGATGTAGGGGATTCACATTAAAAATAATTAACAAAAGGCTTGCTTCGGTGAGCTTTTTTTCGTATATTTAAGTATAAAAAACAAATAAAATGGAACAGTATAAAGAAATATTAGAAGTAGTACTTGTAACTTCAGTTACTCTTATGGTAGTAGCAGCATTGGTAGTTGTTGTAGCTTTAATGTGTAGAATAATTAAAAACAAATAAAAGTTATGAGAGGAAAGAGAGTTTATTGTGAAGATATATCATCCACTATAAAAACAATTAGAACGGCTAAGAACCACGGAAAAACAGTGCATATAAACGGTCTACAGTACGAATGCATAGGAAGTAACATGTTGTACTGTTTAAAAACTTCTACCATTAAAAAGTTGGAGAATGTATAAATAATTCGTATATTTAGTTATTAATTTAAACAAAAAGGTTATGTATTACAAATTCAATGAACAGACATTACTGTTTGAAAAAAGTAAAATATCAAACAAAGTAGTAGCAGTAGCAGGAGTATTTATAGCAATACTTTTAATATTGGGATTTACATCCAATCCTGCAAATAAGGTACAAAACTTATCTCAAGAAGAAAAGTTAATTGTGATCAGAGAATACAATGAATTCTCAGAAAGTAAATTAGTTGATAAAATCAAACAACTAAACTTCAAATTTCCTCACATCATACTTGCTCAGTCCTATCAAGAAACAGGACATTACAAGTCAGGTATATTTTTGGAAAATCACAATATGTTTGGCATGAAGCAAGCACAATTAAGATCTACTCTAGCAAAAGGTACAAATAGGGGTCATGCCTACTATGAAAATTT